AGCTCCCCGAGGGGCACTCCTCCACTCTGCAGTGTAGAACCTGATTACAAAGATGTAATCATTTCACTTTCCGTAAGAGGTTTCTCATGTCCGCTATTGACGAAGACCCTTATACGATGACCACCCGTTCAAGGGTGATCCGCACAGGCTATAAGCCTCAGCAGTCGTATATCTACTATGACCAGAATGCTAATCCTGGTCAGACTCCTCACTTTGGTGAGGATGTTGGTCCCGAAATGTGCGAACTTCAGATTACTGAATCGGAGGGTCACCCTTTCTGGTCTGATTTAAAGACCTGGAAGGGCATCAAGCCAGATGAGGGTGGCGACTTTGTCACCACCCGCTGGACTCCTATTGTTAACCGTAGTGTTCATTTTAGACACTGCGATGACTGGGGAAGCAACCTTTGGGAAGCTTCTGCACCATTCATACCATCCATCTGGGACCATTATGGTACCGCTTTTGATGGTTGGGGTTATTTCACAAAGGATTCCGAGCAGGGTCCTTACGTTAATAAGTACCCTGCTATGTCGTCTTCTGACGACGAGCTCATTGCCTATGGCACAACTGCCATTGCAAAGACTCGGCCTGATGTAAGCCCAGCTCAAGCGATGCAATTTCTTGTGGAGCTTCGAAGGGATGGAATCCCTTTCCACACATTGCTATCGAAAGACCGTCTTTCCGAAATTCTTCATATATTCGAAAAGAAGGGAGAGTCGGTTGCGAAGCATTCCGTTAAGGAAGCTTCCGATCTCTTTCTCGAGGACGAATTTGGCTTAAAGCCATTCTTATCCGACCTCGAGTCTTTCAAGCGCGTGCAAAGTCATGGGATTAACGTCCTTGACAATCTTTACGCCAATAGCGGAAAGAGCATTCGCCGTCGCTTTAGTTTTCCGAATGAGAAAGTTTCCACGACACAAGGAGTTGGTGCGGAAGGGGATATTGGTCGAGCCTTTGGGTTCAACCACTACCCCTTCTTGTCTAACCACCTCTATTTTCGAGACGAAAATGGAAGGTCGGTTAACTTTCCTCCTTATAACACGTTCTACGATGTTAACACACATCGAAAGACGTGGTTCAGCGGTGCATATTTAATTCATATGCCTACCGATCTTGAACCTGTGTCTCGCTTGCGTGCTGCCGCGGATCATCTGCGGTGGGACTACGGCTTGGATCTAAATATTTCCACTCTGTGGAATTTAGCTCCGTGGACCTGGCTGCTCGACTGGCAATTCAATCTTGGAGATCTCATCACCAATGTCTCTAAGTGGCAGGACGACGCAGTCGTGTTGCAATATGGCTATATTATGCAGGAAACAATAACCCGCTATATAGTCTCGCACCGTAGTGGTAGTAATTTCTACTACGAAAGTGTGCCTGATTCGTCGTTTCCTGCTATGGGCGTAAAAGTCCACAAGAAACGGCGTCTGAGGGCGACACCTTACGGCTTCGGGGTAGCTTATGGGTCGATTTCATCGATCCAGAAGGCCATCCTCGCTGCGATTGGAATCACTCGATTCTAGTCGGAGAGAGTTCCATCTGCATTACAGATAGTACCCTCCATCCCACTGCCTGAGGAGGCAGATGGGTTTTCCGAGTAGACAATGGCGTACTACTCATTACCATAGGAGCGATGCCAAATGGCGCTCGCAGATCAGTCAGTTACCATTGATTCCGTGGCCATCGCTTTGCCTCGTACGGGCTCGAGTCTTAACTCGGGCACGTTCCAGTCAAACGATGGACTTGTGGAAGAGACCGTTTCCCATCAAATTGGGAAGCGGACTCGCCACATGTTTAGGATTGACCACTCCAAAGTGGCCGAGGATCCTTTCCAGACAACGATCAACGCAAAGTACTCTATGAGTGCCTACGTTGTTTTCGATGTCCCACCGGTTGGTTATACGGTGGCGGAACAGAAGACAGTGATCGATGGGTTTATCGCCCAGCTAACCGCTTCTTCTGGAGCTCTCATCACAAAGGTTCTTGGAAACGAGAACTAATGGGCTAACCCCTGTCTACACGAGGGGGTAGCTGACTTGAGCAAAATTTGGCTATGGAAAACCTACCTCTATTAGGAGGAGATTTTGAAAAGCCTTATGTCGCTCTGGAAAGTGATACTCAATGATTTGGGTATCAGGTGCTGCACTAGCACGGATAAAGACTTTGATACATGTCTTTATCGATATGAACACGAGGGGCTCTCGTTTCTTACGATTGCCCTACCGCGCTTTGGAAAAGACTTCCAAAAATGTCTTGACCTTGGCGCTGTCGACTCCAGCCTGTTCGCCGGTTTCCGGCGATCAGGAGGTCTCCCCTGTTTTCTTGGGGGTTTCCTTCGTCGTGTGTTCAGTCCTAGCGGTTTACTTCTGCCAGAACCGGACATCGATTGTATCTTCGCAATACGACAGCTTTGCTTCGTATTTGAGAAGGTCTTGATCGAGTGTTCGAAAGAACGTCTCGAGAAAGCGATGTCTAGTTATGTGCAGACTGAGTCAGATGTCAAAGCGGCCGATCGAGGGCTTCCCTTTAGGGACGTCCTTTGTCTCCGCAATACTTTCGCCATGTTTTTCGGCGATTCGATCGACCGAGTCAATCGCGATTTGCGCGAGGCTCGGTACAGTCGTTTCTTGCCCAAGCATGGACCGGGAGCTACAGCAGACCATCTGGTTGGTAACCAGAAGTTTCAACAGTCTCGCTGGAGTTCCAGGCTCGAAAGAATATTTCCGGCTGGAGAGTTCCTTATCCCCAACTGGAAGTATTACTCCGCCTTACTGGAGCTTGACATCCACTCCCCTGGAACAGAACTCCCTGTTAGGGTTGTGTCTGTTCCTAAAACGCTGAAAACACCTAGGATCATAGCTATTGAGCCGACGGCCATGCAGTATGCACAGCAGTCTGTTCTTCGCGCGATTCTTGATACTTGGAAGGAAGATTCTTTCCTTTCTCAGTATGTCACGCTTCAGGACCAAACGCCTAACCAGCGTATGGCTCGTGAGGGATCTCTTAGTGGTGATCTTGCTACTATTGATCTCTCAGAAGCTTCTGATCGTGTTTCCAACCAGC